AATTCGACCCAGAACGCGGCTACAAGTTCAGCACCTACGCCTACTGGTGGATCCGCCAAGGCATAAGCCGGTCAATTCAAAAGCAGGACCGCGTGATCCGACTGCCTGTTAATCATCTTGATAGCCTGACCAAGCTGCGTAAATGGGCTGAACGATTTCAGGAAGCCAACGACAGGCAACCCACTACGGAAGAATCAGCTGAATACCTAGATATGGAGCCTGATCAGCTGATGCTGTTGCTTGAACGGTACCCCAGGCTTGGCAGTCTGCACACGCAGATGAGTGATGACAGCGGTGCACAACTGATCGACATCATCCCCGACCGTGAGCAAAAAGATGCACTTGAACAGTCTGCTGAACGGCAATTGATCGACAAGGCGTGCAAAGTCATCGAGAAGCTGCCTGAAAAAGAGCGCGTGGTGGCATCCATGGCTTATGGCTTGGATGGCTACGCTTTAAGTACGTTGCAAGAGATAGCTACAGCAGAGTCTGTCTCTAGAGAGGCAGTGCGGCAACGTCTACTGCGCATCAACAACAAGATGCGCCGTCAACTGAACTTCGTGGCAAGCTGATGACACCGCCCCCAGAGCTGGTCCAGATCAACACACCATCTGGACCGCTTTGGCGGATTACGTATGCCGGCATGACGCGTGAGCATGCCCAAGAATGGCAGGCCATTTGGATTTATGAACAGGCGCTACTGATGTATCAGTCGGCGGTCAATCCTGCTTCTAACTCCATAACGTGATATACAGCTTGCTTTAGCAGGATCGACTGGTGCCAGTTCTGCCTAGTTAGCTGTATACAAAGCTCAGTCAATTCCATCACGTCAGTAGTGTGGCTTATCTCACGCACTGTCGCTTCAAGATGCAGCTCATCCTCAAGAGACTGCTTGACCACCATCCAGTCAGCCCATGCCATGATCTGAATTCGATTACACCATTCAAACCACAGATGGCATCACCGTCGAGTGGTTGTTGTAGTGCCCAACGCTTGCGTAGCTTTTCAGAGGTGCACTAGACATAGTGTGGAACACCATCTGGCCGATCTTGAGGCCTGGATACAGCGGCAGCGGGTGATGAAGCCGCACATTCTTTAGCTCTAGCGTTAAACGGCTGCCGTGCCATCCTGGATCACACCATCCGGCGAGCATATGTTGATAGCCTGCTCTGGCTCTGCTCGATTTAAGTACAAATTGCGCTGACAGGTCCTCCGGCAAATTGAATGTCTCTTTGGTCTCTGCCAGGCAGAATTCACCAGGCTGCAGCATATATGGAACAGTCTCGCTGTTGTGTGATATATCGATGCGGACGAATTCAGGCTGATAAATGCTTTCTACCATCAGCTGATTCCCTAAGACCACATCTAGAGACGCCGGGTTAATCAGGTCCTCATTGAAAGGCACCACCATTTGACTCTTCTGACACCGAGCCTTGATCTCCCAATCACTCAATACCGGCACGTGTCAGGCGCAAAACAATATTTTACTCAATATGATCAAGAACGCGTTTTTCAGCGGTATAAGCACCCTTTTGGTACATCTCAGTTACGTCTCGCACCCACGGCAGCAACCAATCATTCATTTGTGAACACCGATCCCAGTTCATGGGCTTGGCACACTGCACAACAACAGTCGTCCAGAACGCAGTGAGATACGCCCAGATCCAATAAAATTCACTCATTGACGAGGATCACCCAGCCTGTGCCAGGCCCTTCGGTTTGCCAACGTTGGTAGAACGCTGCCTGTCTCACACGCACATTACGCCCACGGTGCGGGTTTGAATGCCCGCCTTTTTCCATCTCGGGATAGCCGCGAGGGTCTTGCATGATCCATTCTGGATCGCTGCTGTTCTTCCCTGCATAGCCACTAATCACACTCCAGTGACCGCATCCCAAGCCATTACACATTGGTGGTTGACCTAACAGCATGTTGCCAGCATGAAGCCAACCCACTAGTACAGGCCTGCCGTTTTCAATTTCAAGCTCTACCATATCAGCATCACCATCTTTTCGGAATTCAGCCTGCAGACCAAGACTCCGCAGCGCTGCTAGATGTGCTTCTACTGACGTGGTGTCTCCGTATTTTGCGCGAATCTCGTTGTATTCATCATCCGTCGCAACTTTTTTGTGAAAAGCTGCCACCATGGCTGCGGCTGAACTAAAACATTCTCTGTATCCGGTGCCGGTCTTGTTGTCAAGTTGGGTGAAGTAGGGCATATAGATCTGCTGATCAAATCCGCTTTCCTTCCAAGCCTGGAACCAGTCTGCATCCTCCGCCAATAATTCCTGCGGCACGGACTGCTCAAGCTCTTTAATCGCAGCCAGCTGATGGGGCGTACCACGAAAGAATTGGAAGAATGGGAGAAGAGCAAAGGCCATGCCAATCGATAACAAAATCAGTTGGATAATGCCAGACGCCACTTATTTCTCTACTCTCGTATCTGGCAGCAGAAGATCTTTCAAGTGCTTGACCGCCAAATCATCCAAGTCATTGTCAGTGCGGGTTACGATCTTCTCTAACATCGCCACAATCAGCTCCTTGAACGCTCGTGACCTCCATGCGGTCATGACGATTGGCTTTAAGACGAGCAGCATGATAAAAGTGATCGCTACCGTAAAGCGTAGCTCTACTTCATCATGGCAAACAATCCTGATGAGCAGCATGAAAAAGAAGGCATCTGTATTGCAGATGTTGTCAAGATATTGGTGTTGGGATGGAGCGCCACGCTACTCACGGTGTCTTATCTAGGTATCTTTCCACAGATGAAGATGGACAATACATTTGTGGCATCACTACTGACGGGCGCGATGGCTTCATTTGGCATCGAACGCAAATCAAACAATGGCAATAAGAAAAAAGATATAATTATTGATAACAAAGACACCAACGCAGGCATCAAATGAACCGCTCACTTCTGGCACTGAGCATTCTTTTGGCCGCAGGGCTGCCCGCATGGGCAGATCTGACACACAAAATCCAAAGTTCTGTACAACTGGAGGTAGGTGGTGCTTCAACTCGCGCAATTCGCGTCGGCAACAGCTACAGCATCAGCGGCTCAGGAGTCAGCACTACTGATGGTTCTACTGCTGGTGTTGTTGGCGGCCTGGGTGCTCACACTGCGGGCGTTGGTGCGCTAACCACTGTGACGCCATCTCAAGTAACCAGCGGTAACTCGTTCAGTTTCGCCAATTCCTACACCATCGGCGATACGATCCCTACATCGGCTCCTACGGTCGGTGAAGTGCCGGCATTCGGCGATGTGACGTCCACTGCGGGTGGCACCGCTGGCAATCTTGCTGGAACAATTACAAGCGCGGGCGCTGTCACTGTCACTGCGGGTGGAGCGAATACTTCTGCGATCGGTCAAGTGGTTAGTGAGCTGACGACACGGTGATCCGGATACTGATTTTCTTGTTGTTTGCATCTCCAGCAGCAGCAGTTCCGGTAGTGCCTAATTTCAGCCAGGGTGTGGTGTCGTCCCACACGGAGACGAAGACCATCGTCAAGGAGAGCATTCGATCTGAAAGCTATCGCACTGGCTTTGAATACACTGTTTCTGGCACTGGTGTTCGACCATCAAGCGGTGTTGTTAGCCCGTCAGCAGGCGCCAAGTCACTCAACCTTTCTAGTCGCTCAACTTGGGTGCAGACTGCGCCCGGTGCTGCGTTCCAGTTCGCAGAGACCTACAGCGGTCCTGGCTTGATCGAAAAAGTGATGATCGACCGTGAAACGGTGATCGAAAGCGTGACCGACTCCACCAGCACATTCAGCCAATGAGAGCAACAGCATCTGTTCTGCTGCTCAGCTTGATCTATGCCGCTCCGGTAGCAGCACAAGTCAGTGCAACTGCATCTCCTGTAAGCAACAGCAGTGGTTCAGTCGTGAATCAGGCTGTTCAGATCACGCCAGGACAATATATGAAGCACAGCTACGGTTCACAGATACAATGTGACTCTGCGACACTAAATATCTCGCCCTTCGCGTCGTCTACGCATTCTTTTGGCAATCCAGACAATCAGTATTATCAAGAGCCAGTATATGACAACAGTGATAATTTTGGCCTAATTGATCCAGAGACCGGACTTGACGGACCAGATGGCATTCCAGATAATCCGGGTAAGGTACTTTACTATAAACCGCAGCGCACAGGTTACCGCCAGAATTTCAGCAATAACTTCGGCATCACAGCCACCTTTTCCATTCCCTTGGATCGAGGGCCTATAGAACTATGTAAGCAAGCAGCCAAGAAGCAAGTCGCCCTTTACGAACAAGCTTTGGCTGATAAAAGGCTCAATTACGAAATGGGGCGGCTCAAGGCCTGTGCGGAAGCCATAAAGGAAGGCTATGGGTTTGCCAAGTCGTCGCCGTTTTATGCCATCTGCGCTGATGTCGTTCTCAAGCCTAAACCCGTAGAGGAACATACACACCAAATCATTTACCCAGAGCGCGTCTCAGATCGCGAATGGCTTGATTCCGGTGACGCTGAATCACCCGCCGCTGCTGTAAAGATTCCGGTTTTGCCTTACGACCAAGCTTCTGATTGATCTTCTTTACCATCTTTTTGGTCAAGGGCTTTGCCAGCTTTTGTAGCACTGATGCAATTGGTTTGGCAAATATAGCGACTGTGGTAGCCAAAGCCGCCGTTAACGCAACCGATACAGTCGGGCCGGCATCGGGCACATAATTCTGAATTACCTGCCCAACAGGCACGGGATCCCATATCTTCACGCACTTGCCATCCTGCAGCTCATAGCCAGCCAACACCTTGGTGCCAAGCTTGTTAAAACTGCCTATAGCCTTTGCCCCGAATGGTGGGCAAGGTGGATCATTTGTTGCTACCTTTGGGCTGCCGGAAGCCAAGGCCGGCGTCGCATCAAGAGGGGACTGG